AACGTCAATCATCAGAGTGACATTGCCAATCGCGAGAAGGCGATCACCGATCTTCTCGTCGCGACGATCCCAGGCTTCCCAGACGACTGCTGGATCAACCGCCTTGTGGTGGAGCGCGATCGCTCTGTCGAGGGCGCGAGCATCGAAGTTGTGAGCCTTCCTGGAGACGCCAGACCCATTGGCGAGATCGTCAAGCCCATTCTGGAGAGGTGCGCGGATATGCAGCTATTGCATCTCTTGATCCAATCGAAATCGACCGCGTCGGAAAAAAAGCTGACAATTTTGAATTTCGCCGGATCTCTGTCCGATGAAGAGGTGACGCTGCTTATCCAAGCCTACGGATTGGAGACAGCGTGAGCCTAACAACCGCCCAGCTCGAATTTCTTGCATCCAAGGGCCTCTCCTTTGCGGATGCCATTGAACTCTCTCGCCTTGCCGATCCGGTCGACAATCGCTCGTCTGCTGCCAAGCGCCAAGCTCGGTACCGTAACGCAAAGCGTAACGAACGTGACGTAACAAGTGACGTAACGCCCCCCCTTAATGATAATATATCTAATCCCCCCCGTTCCGTTACTTCCTCTGACGAGGAAGATAACGGCGCGATCATCGATCCAGCGAAGATCGTTTTCGATTCCGGCGTGGCCCTCATCACCGCCGCCGGGAAATCGGAGGGGCAGGCGAGGGCGTGGCTCGGCAAAAAGCGCCAGCAGCACGGCGACGCCGACCTAATTGCAGCCATCGGCATGGCGAAACGGGAGGGCGCGATCGACCCAATTCCGTGGCTTGAGCGATGCTTGGGGCAAAAACAACGTGCCCAGCCCACGGTGCCGCTGTGAACTGGCAACCGGCGCAAACTGGCAAGCAGCTCTGTCCCGAGTGCAGCCACAGCCGGAAGAACAAGCGGGACCGCTGTCTGAGCGTCACTCAGACCCACGATGGAATGGTTTGGTTTTGTCACAATTGCGGATTTTCAGGGGGTTATGGTGATACACGAGAAACATCAGGCGTGGCTCGAAGCCCGCGGGATTTCCGGCGATCTTGCAGCGAAATTCGGCCTGGAAACCGTCATCCGGGACGGAGTGGCGTGGTTGTCGGTGCCCTACGTGGAGAACGGCAAGGCGATCAACCACAAGTACCGGATGACCTCGGAAAAGCGGCACCAGATGGATACCGGCGCGCCGCTGACTTTGTGGAATCACGACGCCCTGCTGGAGGTCAGCGACCGGCCTTTGGTCATCTGCGAGGGTGAGTGGGATGCGATGATCGCGCTTGCATGTGGCTGGCGGGCGGTCTCGGTCCCCAACGGTGCCCCGCCAAGCGAAACCGCCGACGTGGCGAACGCCAAGCGGTACGAATATCTTTGGCGGGCTAGGGATGCGCTCAACCGCGTCAAATCCTTCATTCTGGCTACAGATGGTGACGACGCCGGCAAATCTCTCCGCGCAGATCTGGTATCGTTGCTGGGCGCGGATCGATGCAGCTTCGTGGAATATCCCGAGGCCACAAAGGATCTGAACGATGTCTTCCTGAAGCAGGGCGTGGAGGCGGTTGCCACCGTCCTTAACAAGGCCAAGCCCTATCCGGTTCGCGGCCTCTACCAGATGTCCGACTTCCCTGACGTGCCGGAGGTGAGGGGGCTTCCCGTTGGCATCGATTGCATGGCGGACAAGATCGAGATCGTGCCGGGGACGGTGACGATCTTCACCGGCTATTCCAACATGGGCAAATCCACGGTCATGAATACGATCATCGCCCACGCCATCGATCAGGGCGTCACGGTCTGCGCGGCAAGTTTCGAGACGATGCCCCGACCTATCCTGAGAGATGGCATCGCAAAGGCGATGATGGGCTGTGACAATTATTCATTCCATAATCATCCGAAACGCGCCGCCGCCTATGCTCAGATCGAAAGCCATCTGAAGATCATCAGCAACGCGATCGATGACGATCTTGAATTTGATATCGATTCATTCCTTGAGCTGGCGAGGGTGGCGGTCGTCCGAGATGGAGCGCGCATCATCGTTCTCGATCCATGGAATGAGCTTGAGCACAAGCGCCGTCGCGAAGAGACGCTGACTGAATATGTGGGGCGAGCGATCAGGGCGGTGAAGCGCTTCGCCCGCCTCAACAATGTGTCGTTCTGGATCGTGGCGCACCCGACGAAGCCACAGAAGGGCGTGAACCAGATGCCCAGCCTGTACGATGTTTCAGACAGCGCAAACTGGTCGAACAAGGCCGATTATGGGCTGGTCTATCACCGCAAGGACAAGACGATCAACGAGGCCGAACTGGCGGTCGTCAAGGTGCGAATGGGCCTGCCTGGGCAGTGTGGTGTTTCGACGGTGAAATTCGATCACCGCACCAATCGCATCAATGAATTTCTCGCCTAACCAAAGAGAGGGATGACGATGGACCTCATGACACTCGTTCGAGCCGATCACGGATTTGTGATTTACGAAGATAGCCCTGCTGGTCTCGTTTCACGCAAATGGGCATTCTCGACATTGCCCGAGGCGACAGACTGGCTGCTGGATTGGTGGCAGCCGCGCGAAGGCACGGCCGACCAAAAAGCGCGATGCGAAGGCGGGTTGAATATCGGCGTAAACGGATCACTCCTCCCATGACCACCCACACAGAACCCACGATGGTGGAGAGCGTGCCTCGCAACGAGCAGGGTCTGTCACTGGATGCCGTGCTGGTGGCGACTGCTGCGCTGCTGAACGCTCGCGTCGCCGGCATGATCGCGAACAACAAATATATGGAGGCGAACGGCTTTATCGGCACGCACCTGGGCGATCAGTTCAGCGATGTGCCCGAGGCAAAGAAATTGAGGGAGATCATCGGTGAGTTCTGATCAGACGATGGTGGAGCTGGCGCGAGTGCTGAATGACGCTCAGGGCGCGGCGAACACTCCGAACAATATCGAGGTTGCCAAGGAGGAGGTGAAATCTGTTCTGCTCGCCCTCCGGCAACCCAGCAAGGGGATGGTGAGAATTGGCGGGCGGATTGATGCGGGTCTATCGTCCGGCCGAGCTTCTGAAGCTTATGAGGAAACGGCTAGCGAAGTTTTCACCGCCATGATCGACGCCACCCTGAGCGAAGGGGAGGGGTGATGGGTAGGCCGTCGTCATTCACGCCGGAATGTGCAGACATCATTTGCGAGCGCTTGGCCAATGGGGAAAGCTTGCGGAAGATCTGCTTGGATGAAGAAATGCCGGATCAGAAGACCGTTCTCAGATGGCTTGCGCGGGGCGATCTGGAAAACGCTGAGGAAGAGTTTGCCACATTCCGCCAGCAATATGCGCGCGCGCGGGAAATGCAGGCTGACACGATCTTTGACGAGATGCTCGACATCGCTGACGACGGCGCAAACGACTATATGGGCGAGGATGAGAAATATAATGGGGACGCTGTGCAGCGATCCAGGCTGCGCATCGACACTAGGAAGTGGATGGCTGGCAAGCTGAAGCCGAAGGTTTATGGCGATAAGACATTGCTTGGTAGCGACCCCGAGAATCCTTTGCCAAATGGCTTTGCGGTCAATCTTGTGAAGCGTGATGATCAGACAGATTGACCTCCCCGAATATGGTGGCGACCTCTGGCAGCCATTCCGCCATCTCGCATGGCACGGGGGTCGAGGTGGCGGCAAATCCTACACGGTCGCTACAGGACTCGTTCTGCACGCCATGGAGCGCCATGAGCGTGTTTTGTGCGGTCGTGAATTGCAGAAGTCGATCAAGGACAGTTCAAAGCGCCTTATTGACGATGCGATCGACAGGCTAGGATGCAGGGCGGCGTTCGAAAGCACCGAGACCGAGATACGCGGGCCGCACGATAGCCTGTTTCTGTTCTCGGGCATCAAGGGCAATGCCAATGGCATCAAGTCGATGGAGGGAATCACCACCTTCTGGGGCGATGAGGCGCAGGCGTTCAGTCAGTCCAGCATCGACACGCTGGTGCCGACGATCCGCAAGCCCGGTAGCCGGCTCATATGGACATGGAACCCGGACTTGGCCAGCGATCCGATCGATGTGCTGTTTCGAAGTGAGGAAGGGCCGCCACCAGCCAGCATCGTGCGTGAAATAAACTATGGCGACAATCCATGGTTTCCCGACGTGCTTGCGGTAGAGATGGAGTTCACTCGCTCCCGCGACATCGACAAATATAATCACATCTGGCTTGGGCAATACCGCCAGAACAGCGAAGCGCGCGTGTTCAAAAATTGGCGCGTTGAGGAGTTCGAAAGTCCAGTCAATGTCGATTACCGGCTAGGTGCCGACTTCGGGTTTAGCATTGACCCAAGCGTTGCCATTCGCTGCTGGATCGATGGGACGCGGATCTACATCGATCACGAGGCGTGGGGCTTGCATGTCGAGGTTGTGGACCTGCCCAAGTTGTTCATGACCATTCCCGATGCCGAAAAGCATTGGATGACGGCGGACAGCTCACGTCCTGAGACGATCAGCCACCTGCGCAAGAATGGGTTCAGCCGCATTGCACCTGCCATCAAGGGCGCGCGCAGCTTGGAGGAGGGTATCGAGTTCCTGAAGGGTTATGACATCGTCATTCACCCCCGCTGCCAGCATGTGATTGACGAGTTCACCCATTATTCGTTCAAGGTGGACCCGCTGACGGGCCAGGTGACGGCAATCCTGGAGGACAAGGACAATCACTGCATCGATGCCGTGCGCTATGCCGTAGAGGGCGCGAGACGGGCTTTGGCAAACAAGCCAAAGGTGGTAAGCATCTCCATTCCATCCGTGAAGACGGCGTTCAGGAGATCATGATGAAGCTGGTTGTTATCGCGCTTGCACTGGTTGGTTCGGCCGCATCGGCGCAATACCAGCAGCCCGATCCGTGGCAGCAGCAGCGAGACCGGATCAATAGCGGCCAGTACGGCACGACGCCACAGCAGCAACAGCAGGCGAACCAACAGCCCGGCGGTGGGATCTATAATCCGAACGATCCGCGCAATCAGGTGCCGCAGGGCGGGATTCTGCCACGCAAACCAGTGCAGCAGCTGAAAGACCCATGGTCGTTCTAAACGACATGCCTAAATAACAGGCAACACTTGCGCAAAAAATAGGCATATGTTAGTCGGGTGCTCATGCCTGAGACGCTCGCCGCTGAATCCGACATAGACGATGGTGGCTCAGACGCGTCCGCTAAAAACCTGATCGACAAGCATCGGGAATTATTGCTTCAGTTCGATCAGGTCAGCCTGCCGCAGATTGAACGTCGCGCCCAATCCCTCCAAGCCCGCAGGTTCGTCGACATAGCGGGAGCCCAGTGGGAAGATGCATGGGGCGAGCAATATGAGAACAGCGTCAAGCCAGAGGTGTGCAAGATCACCAAGGGGCTGGACAAGCTGGTCACGGATTATCGGGCGAATAGGGTTACGGTCGATTTCCGCGCCGCTGATGACAAGGCGAGCGAGAAGACGGCGGCCACACTCGACGGCATCTATCGGGCCGATAGCTATTTTTTCAAGGCGTCCCAAGCCTACGACAACGCATTCGATGAGGGCAGCAAGGGCGGGTTCGGCGCGTGGCGCGTAACCACCGATTACGCCGATCCTTATGACAAGGATAATGATGCTCAGCGCATCAACCCCGGCATGATCATCAACGACGCCGATCAGTCGGTGTTCTTCGATCCTGACAGCAAGCTCTACGACAAATCAGATGCACGCTGGTGCTATGTGCTGGTGGCCTACTCAGTCCCGGCATTCGAGCGCCAGTGGGAGGGGTCTCTCGTCACCTGGCCAGACAACAAGATGGTGCTCAATTATGAGTGGTATGCGCCGGACATCGTCAAGGTCGCGGAATATTACGAGGTCGAGATCAGGGACGCGACCTTGCTGGTGTTCACACAGCCGACGACCGGCGAGGAGCAGCGCTGGTACGAGAGCGAGGCCGATAAGGACTTCATCTCCGACCTGACGGCGCAGGGCTTCAAGACGCGCAAGCGGACGGTGAAGCGCCGCCGCGTGCATAAATACATCATGTCTGGTGCTGAGATCCTGAAGGATTGCGGCTATATCGCGGGCACGGAAATCCCGATCGTGCCCTTCTATTACAAGCGATCCTACACCGATAATCAGGAGCGTTGGCGGGGCTACGTTCAGAAGCGCATGGACAGCCAGCGCATCTACAATGCGAAGATCGGCAAGATGTCCGAGCAGGACTCGCTGACCCCGTTCGAGGTGCCGCTTCTAACGCCTGAGCAGGTGGCTGGCCACGAAGGCACGTGGGCGCGGGGTAATATCGATCGCCTGCCATACCGACTCATCAACCCGATCACCGGGCCAGATGGAACACCTATCGTGCAGGGGCCGATCGGCACGCTTAATCCGCCACAATTGGCGCCCGTCGCCGCCGCCCTTCTCCAGATCGCATCCAATGACCTGACTGACGAGGATGACAACGCCGACGAGATCAAGTCCAATACCTCGCATGAAGCTATGGAGCTGGCCGCCACTCGCATCGACGCGAAGTCGGGCATCGCGCTCGATAATTTCCGCCAGTCCATGCAGCGCTGTGGTGAAATCTATCTGTCGATGGTCAAGGATATCTATTACGAGCCCGGCCGCAAGGTGCCGACGCTTGGCGATGATGGTGCCGATGGCGAGGCGACGCTTCATCATGGCGCTACGAACGACAACGGCGTTTACGAGACAATAAACGACTTCGCGCGTGGCAATTACAAGGTCATCAGTGACGTAACCGAGGCGACCAGCACCAAGAAGGACAAGACGGTGCGCGCTTGCCTGTCTGGTGCCGAAATTGCAGCCACGGCCGGCGATCAGCAGCTCGCCCAAGCCTTCATCTATACCGCTGCCGCCAATATGGACGGTGAGGGTATGGAGGATTTGCAAAGCTGGCTCCGCACGCAGATGCTTAATATCGGGCTGGCCAAGCCCACACCTGAAGAGCAGGCAGCTATGGAGGCCGCCGCAGAGGGTCAGAAGCAGCCAGATCCAACGCAGACCGCCCTACTGGCCCAAGCAATGGAGCTTATCGCTTCTGGTAAGTTAAAAGAGGCGCAGGCGGGCAAAGCTGTCGCCGACACCAGGCAGTCAGAGGCAAAAACCGTCCTCACACTGGCCCAAGCCCACAATCTTGGCGAGCCGGTTGAGGCGCCAAAAGTTCCGAGCGGTCTGGAAAGCGCGTCACAGCTTCTCGACCTTGAGCACAAGCAGGCACAGACCGCCGCCGTCCGCTCGGAAACCGAGAACAAGCGCATTCGCACCGGCGCCGAGATTGAGAACATGCGGCGTGCGGCGAACGATTCCAAAGCAGCTTAACCACCACGGGTCCGGCCCCCGCAAGCGCCGAGTAGGGAGGTATTATGTTGGACGGTGAAGATGACGAACAGCAGCGGAACGGCGAGGACATCCTTAAGGATAACCAGGTAGATGGTCATCCCGACGTAAACGACGAGGAGGGCGAGGTCATCGTCTCGTTCGGCGATGACAGCGATGAAAATGCCGATGACACCGATCTCGTAAAGCATCTTCGGGAGCAACTGCGCGAGCGCGATCGTCGCATTGCCGAGACCAGTAAGCCGAAGCCTACGCCAGTCGATCCCGGTCCCAAGCCCACGCTTGCCGACTGCGACTATGACGAAGAGGCCTATGAGGCCAAGCTAGACAAATGGAAGGACGACAAGCGCGCGTCCGAATCCGCTGAGACCGACGTTGCCGAACAGCAGCGACAGGCCAATGAGGCATGGCAGAACACGCTGCTCAGCCATTATGAGAAAGCCAAGGTGCTTCCGGTGAAGCCCGAGGCGTAC